AATGGTGGGTTACCACCAAACGAATCGGAAAATCGATACTGGAAAAAACTCTAACTCGGTGGCCAGTTTTTGTTGACCACTTCAAAGATTATACTTGCAACATTCAAAAGCACTTGACCACCTGCCAAGCCTTGATGTTGGATATGCCGAAATCCTTTGAAATCCATTTCTACAGGGTCAATTTCGTCAAAAATCACTCCCCATACACCACTCAGAGGAAACCGGAATGTTGGATGTACATTTAGGATATCAACTCCCTTACGTGTGAAATCATCCATCGTCAATATTTGTTCAAACCCAACGGCATAAATAGTGCTTCCCACAGTGAATTGTCTGTGTACCATCCCACTGCCGAATTCTTCTGAGAATGGGTAGTCCCAATGAATTTGGTTGTTCACTGATTATTCCATATCTGAATAAACATGCGTCTATTCAAGCAGATGCCAACACAAAACACAATTTTTAGTTTAGATAATTTATCCTGAGAAGAATCACAGATTTTATAAAAAAGGCCTACAATGATTCCATACCTACTATGTATGGAATCATTACTGAAAATGAGTTACTTTTACTCTTGATCCTATAAGAATCTATGCCTAATATACTGTTTACTTATACAGTGCATCGGCGTAACTCGGTGATTGTCATATGAAAAATAGCTTTGACAGAGCACGCGCTGCGGAGAACACCTCAAAAGAGGCGATTGAGTATCTCGAAAGAGCATCTCAAATGCAGGCCGTTATGATCTCCCAGGTCAGCAATGACATGAGATTCTCGGACGCATTCATGTTATTCACTCGCTTATCTCTGCTGATAACAAGACGTCGGCCAGAGATCGCTGTTCATTGTATTTTGATACATGTTTTGCCGCACATTGCCGATGTAAAAGTAAGTGATATTAATAGGTTCATGGTGAACCAACTGGTCAACCCACTAATACTGGATGGCAAAATTGTTATGGGTCGCCGCGTTTTCTCTCTGATGAAGCAGTTCCTCAGCTGGTGCGCCTTCCAGGGGATGATCGACGTGTCACCGTTAAACGATATGTCACTTAACAAAGTTGCCGGTGGCGCAAAGCCCACACCTCGCGAGCGGAAGCTAACCGACGCAGAGGTATGGGTGTTCTGGAATATATGGGACTACTTCAATGTGTGTGCTGGTACAAAATGGGCGGCCAGGCTATGTCTTGTATCCGCAAGACGACCTGACGAAGTACTGCGGGCTAAAAAAAGTGAGTTCAATCTTAAGCGTGGGGTTTGGAATCAAGGCAAGAGGAACAAATCTGCCCGTGAGCATTCTCTGCCTTTAAGCTCATTAATGCGCACATGCATTGAAGAGTTGTTCGAATACGGTAAAGGCAGCCAGTGGCTCGTGCCTTCGAATAAAAAAATCGGGAAAGACCTTCCTATGTCTAAAGTGGCAATAGCCCAGGCATTACGTCGTATTCTGGAACGACCAGAACTGATGGAGCTTGAGCCATTTACACCCCGAGACTTGCGCCGCACTGCGCGTAGTTACTTCCCAGCATTAGGCATAAGCCAGGAGGTATCACGCAAAATCATGAACCACAGTCTTGAGGGGATAGATCGAGTCTACGACCGGCACGATTATATGGACGAGATGCGAGACGCCTTAGAAAGTTTCTCGACGTACATCGCATCAATCGTAGAGCAACCGGATTTAGACGAAATTGACCACAAATTCAAGGGAGATCGTCTATCAACAGAGCTTATTCGTGTAAATTTTTCATAGAGACTTTATGGCCTCAACAACCTTTTGTGATGCGCCTTTCTCTTTACCGAATCGCTCGTTATATGCAGCAAGAACCTGTTTTTCGTCCTCGTTAAGAGGAGCGGTGCCTTCTTTGTATAAAAATGCTGCGAGTTCAGGTTGGCGTTCTTCCAGCACCATCATCATAAGACGACTTGGCTCAATACCCAGCGCCAGCGCCAACGGACGAACCTTATCGATAGGCAAAGGAATTTTGCCACTTTTAATTAAAGAAAGGTTGTTGGCATTTTTATAACCAATAAGTCTGGCTATTTGGGCCTGACTCATAGGTGAGGATTCAATCAGCCCTGCGATAAAAGCAGCATAGCGACTTTCTATAAATTCAATCTTGTTGTCAGACATTGTTACAACCTTTGCGCGTTCAATTCTCTCTGGTAAGTGCTTACCGATATTACATCAAAGGTTAGGGTTGTAAAGCTATTATCATTTTTTTCGATAGGCACTTAAAAGACCGGTTAAAGGCCATTGCACGGAGAAAAATTAGCCCAAAACAGGTAAGAAAATTAACTTGCATATGATATGAATGTATTCAGTATTGATATAAATTTTAGTAGTATTCCTTACCATAGTAATAGTATAAGTTAGAATGGATTGATTGAATGAACACCACTATTTCCAGCCTAATCGCTCTTGAGATCGGACACGTACAGAAATTAGCTGATGAGTGTGTAGCTGACATCCTCACCGATCTACCGAATGAGCAGATTCAGGTTGGTGTGAATGACACAACTGGCTTTATATTCGAACTTAACAACAAACGCTTCACGCTTCTCAATATCGGCTCCGGGTCTTTAGCCGTCAGAATCTGTTAACCCCTCTTCTCCCTGCGCGAATGGCTTAGTTCCCTGTTCGCGCAGTGCTACATTAAACACACTAGTAAATAATTTGTTTTCATAACAAAGGATTAGCCATGTCTAAAAAACGTTCCATCAAAGAGGTTCAGGACTTCCGTGACAGTGTAAAACGAGTAGTCGCTCTCCTTTCAGGTAAAAACATCCCTGTTGCAGAACGAGGGGACGACGCTTATGTACGCTATAACGATGATGGAGAGCCAATTTTCGTAAACATCCCATCAATCCCGGATAACGCAACACCGGCATTGATGAATGCTGTGCGCGGATTTCTCGATCATGAGGTTGCTCACATTTTGTTTACCGATATTCGTGTGTCCAACAAAATGAGAGAAAAAGGACGCGTTCCTTCCTGGTCGCTATGGAATGCCTTAGAAGACGTGTTCATCGAGCGAAAAATGGGTCAGGTCTTTAACGGAACAAGACGTAATCTGATGGCAACTCAGCGCCTTATAATCGAAAAAGTCTTTAAACCAAAGGCTTCAGAGGCTATTGCTTATTGTGGCAAAGATCAGCGCGCGCTTTTTCTAAACTTCTTTCTCTGTCCGGTTGTAAGAGCCTGGGATGGCCAAGCACCGTTCGTAGATTTCATGGATGAACATTGGCCTGTCATTGAGAAACCAATTTCATTATTAAAAGAACATGGTATCGATGTGGCCGTGCGTAACATGTCTTGCACCGAGGATTGTGTAAAGGTGGCTGCGACCATAGCTAAGATCCTCAAAGACACTGAAAGTGAAAGCAAAGGTAAGGAGTCAGCTCCGGGAAAAACTTCCGATCCTTCAGACGCTGACCAGACGGATGCCTCTGGAGAAAACAATGAAGACAACGAAGATCATGAGACACCCTCAGTGTTAGATAATCACAAATCTATCAAATCAGAATCACATAGTAAGTACAAACATGATAATAGCGACAGTGATGATTCAGATAATTCTGAATCATCAGAAACAATATTCGATGATACAGAAAATGATAAAGAGGTATCAGATTCTGATGCTTCTGATAACGCGGCGTCAGAATCATTAACCGCTGACCACGAAAAAAGAAAAACGACAGAAGATGGCTCTTCAGATATCCCAACTCCGTCAAAAATGAGTCTGGAAGAGGCTTTAGAGGAGCTGGATAGCATAGAAGATGAAGTCGGAGGCATGACAGAAGATGCTCTATCCGAAACGATTAAAAGCGAGTTAACAGAAAGCTCGAAAAGCGAATACAGGCCATACAATCGCTCATACGACTTCATCGGCTCGATTGATCAGGCAGAAGCCCATATCAAACGGCTTATTAAAACATTCTCCGATATTGATTTGGGAGGATATCCAATCAGCCGCTATCGCATCGTTCCTGAAGGCAACCAGCTCTTCGACAAATATATTGAAAAGCATCTTTCGTCAGGTGTTTCGTCGACGCTGGCAAAAGACCTGGAGCGAGCAATAGCAAGCAGAAACAGAGTTCAGTTTATACCGGGCCAGCGTCGGGGGCGCATTCATGGTTCTAGTATCTACAGATTAGCAATGAATGATGCTCGCGTGTTTCGTAAAAAAGAAGAATCTAAAGCCGTTAACGCCTGTGTTCAACAAGTGATTGATTTATCAGGTTCAATGAGTGGTATAACGATTAAACTGGCTCTTGCAAGTGCATATACCATCGCCGATGCCCTTGATCGAATAAATGTTCCCAACATTATCACCGGCTTCACTACATTTGGTAGTCATATGGCGGCAGGAGAACTTAAGGCTGTCAAGTATGAGTTCTCTCGCTTTGAATCTTTAATGCTACCTATCATCAAAAATTGGAATGAAAAGGTAAATTCTCGCGAAGTTCGCTCACGTATGGGGTGCGTAGGCTACACATTCCCACTTCTTAATAACGTGGATGGTGAAAGCATAGCCAGCCTTGCATCGTTATTTTCCGGTCGCATGGAGGACAGGAAGATCATGCTTGTTCTGAGTGATGGCGCGCCGTGGGCTGTTGGGAGAGGTTTTGACGCTCATTTGCGTTCAGTTGCGAAGCAAATTGAAACGCAGACTGATATTGATTTGATGGCAATTGGCATCATGACTGACGCACCGGAGAGATTTTACTCAAATCATGCCCTGGTAACGAGCGTTGATAGTCTTGGTTCATCTGTAGTTACTGAACTATCTCGTATCATTTTAAAGTGAACAAAACAGCCTTAACGATAAGTAACCACTTACGATATATAATGATATATTTATATAAGAAGTTGAACGCTCATTAGAGAACAAAGGAAAAACGCATGACGACTACTGCACTGCAAAATGAAAAAAATCCTTCTGATTACCTTGTTTGCAAGTGGTGCGGCAAATCATTTCACTATTTTAAGTCCCATGTAGCCAATGGTAATTGCGAGGGCATTCCTGAGTCAGTAAAAGATGCCGATCCTGACACCGTACTGAAAATGTACACAACGCAGTTTCCAGATGAACCAACGCTATCGAAAAAGGCACTTGATGCAATTCAAGCTAAACGTGCCGAGCAAAAAAGCGAAATGGCCAAATCTTCTGTCTTGACCAGTAGCCCTGGCTACACAGGCACAGTTGAGTACAAGACAGATCTGGTCGCAGCTCACGAACTGCTAAACGTAACGGTGGAAGAACTCGGAACAAAACGTGGGACGCCGCTCATGGTTAGCGTCAACGTCAATACGCCGTATCCAGAGTTCGTTCCAGAAGTGAAGAAGGGCTACGTATATGGCGACTTCGAACTGATCAAAGATATTTTCATGATGCTTGAACTTGGCATACCTGGCTATTTGTGGGGTCATGCAGGAACAGGCAAATCGTCATTGCCTACACAGCTATGTGCTTTGCTCAATCGTCCGTTGATCCGTGCCCAACATACAGCATCAATGGAAGAGGCACATGTTACGGGGCAAATTCTGGCGCGTGATGGCTCTACGTATTTCGAACCTGGCTTGCTTGCGCTCGCAATGAAGCATGGCTGGGTTTACCTCGCGGATGAATACGACTTTGCGTTTCCACAAATTCTTGGCGTGTATCAGCCAGTGCTGGAAGGTGAAGCGTTGGTCATCAAAGAGGCAACTCCAGAATGGCGTCGCATTACTCCGCATGAACGGTTTGCTTTCATTGGCACTGGCAACACGAACGGATCTGGTGATGAAACCGGCTTGTACCAGGGTACAAACATCCAGAACGCCGCGAACTTTTCGCGTTTTGGCATCGTTTCGAATGTGAAATACATGAGCAAAGACGCAGAGATCAACATGTTGACAAATGCAGGCATCGTGGATGAATACGCTGAAAAGATGGTTAAGTTTGCCGGTATCGTTCGCGATGGATACGAAGAACACCTTATTAGTCAGCCAATTGGCCCTCGTGAACTTTTGTTGTCAGCCAAGATTGGAATGATGCGAGGCGACTTTGTGACAGGTATTGAGCGTTCTTTCATTAACAAACTCCCTTCAGCTTCTGCACAAGCGGCTCGTGAAGTTGTTCAAAAAATATTTGGTTAATCGTGCGTAAAGGATGTTTCGGCTCTCTTATCGCTGCTTCTGAAACAGGTAAGGCTTGTCTGGTGTGTCCAGACAAGCCCGATTGTCACCAATCAGCAAAAGAAGTTGCGATTTCGATGCATGGGAAGTTCGTAGGCTTCCCCAATGACAAAATCAAAAAAACCAGAAAGGTAAAAACACATGAAGGCACTGATGGTTCGAACTGACTTCTCACTTGGGGAGTCGGCTCTAAAAGCAGAAAACGCGGTGAAGATTGCCAGAGAAGCTGGCTACACCGCTGTAATTTCAGCAGATAGCATGAATATTGCGAGCGTTATTCCACTACAACGTGCCGCTGGTGACGACATGGCGGTTATTTGTGGTGTGAAACTAAACATTGTTGATGATCCCACATACGAGCACCGGGCTAAACTTGCTAAAGAATCTATGAGATGTATGGAATCATTAGAGCGAGGACGTAACTACTCGTTTACCGCTCTAATTAAAAATGAGAAAGGATATCGCGACATCTGCGAACTAATGACGGCGGCCAACACACGAGAACAGTTCTACTTTGTACCGCGTCTCTCGCTCGAACAGTTGGTTTCTACATATGCCAAAGGCAACATCATCCTGCTTACTTCCGACATCGGTAGCGTGTTCCAACGCAACGATTTTGCAAAAATCATAAGCACACTGATTACAGCGGGTGGAAAAGACAACTTCTATAGTGTGGTTTATCCGCACCCTACCCCATTCTACGACCAGATTAACGTCCGGGCGATGAAAGTCGCCAGCGCACTGAAAATAGAGCCAGTAGCGTTCTATCCCGCTTATTACGAATCGATCGACGATGCAGACATTAAAGACATTGCGCACATGGTTACGAACAACATAAAAATCGACCAGCCGCATCGTCTGCGTATCCCCCACCAGCGAGATAACGCCATCAATGGTCGTCGCCATCTCCTTGAGGCGCTTAAAGCCTTCTCCGTTCGCATGGATGTGCCGGTAACAGCTGCAATGGCCTCAACAACGCAGGACTCCATTATCGATGCCTGCACATGGCGCTGGCATGAATTGCCACCAGCACTGCCCAAGATGGCAGACGACGAACCTGCAACGCTGATGAAACTGGCTGTTGCAGGGCTGCGTAAACGTCTTACCACAAAAGAGTTTGGATACACACCACCTGCTTCTGAGAACAGGGTTTATGTTGAGCGACTTAAGTACGAAATGGACACGCTTACTCGCCTGGGATTTTGTGGTTACTTCCTGATGGTACGCGATCTGATGAATCACAGCCGTGAAACTGGCATTCCTGTCGGGCCTGGTCGTGGTTCCTCTGCCGGTTCTCTGGTGGCGTGGTGCATAGGCATAACCAACGTCGACCCAATCCGTCACGGTCTTCTGTTTGAGCGTTTCATCAACCCTGAGCGTCTCGACTTGCCGGATGCGGACTTGGACTTCAGCCAGGCACGTCGCCATGAGGTGATCGAGTATCTGAATGAACGCTACGGCGAAGATTACGTTGCAGGCATTCCGAACTTCACCTACCTGGGCGCAGCCTCTGCACTACGTGACACCGCTCGTATTTATGGTGTGGAGTCCGCAGATATGGCGGTATCAAAAGAACTGAAGAACGTCGAGGATGATAGCCTTCCATTGGAAGAGCTGCGCGAACAACTGGCAAGTCTCGACAAATACGCAACAAAATATCCTGATGCATTCAATGCAGCCTGCAAGTTACAAAGCCTTATGCGTGGCTTTGGTAGACATGCGGCAGGGATGATCGTAGCAGGTGTTCCTCTGACAGAACGTACACCGGTTGAACGCCGTGGTGACGCGCGTTGTATCGCATTTGACAAGCGTTACTGCGAGGCTATGGGCCTAATTAAGCTGGACGTGCTTGGCCTGGCAACTCTCGATTTGCTCGATAGTGCAAAACGCTACATAAAAGAGAACACAGGTGAAGATATCAATCTTGATGCCATTTCTCTTGAAGATCGCAAGGTGCTGGATGGTTTTGCTGCAGGGTATACACAGGGCGTATTCCAGCTTGAATCAGGCCCAATGCGCAAGCTGCTTAAAGATTTAGGTGGTGGAATTGAGCCAATGAGCTTTAAAACGGTCGTCGCTACAACTGCGCTCTTCCGACCTGGCCCGATTCAATCCGGCATGTTGGACGATTATGTGTCCGTGGCCAAAGGCTTCATGGCCCCACATTCCTTACACCCAATGCTGGACGACATCTCTCGCGACACAAACGGAGTTCTGATTTATCAGGAACAGATCATGGCTGCTACGCGAATCTTGGCGGGGTTCTCAATGGCGGAAGCAGACTCGGTCAGGAAAGCGATCGGGAAAAAAGATATGGAGAAAATGAAATCCATTGGCGGCGACTTCATTAAGCGAGCGGAGGAAGGCTGGGTGACAGTGTCACTGGATGATGGTTCTACGAGAAAAATCCATAAAGCAGCACGCCTACTTTGTGCTGATGGTGAGCGTCGCACTTATGCCGAAGCAATGGCAATAAATGCCGACATAACGAGCTTCGATATTTGAGAATTAATTTATAAGATAAGAAAACAATTTGTTTAGTGAGTCTTAGAAATGCCGAGTACGAAGTACAAAATCACAGAAGAATGGTTACGTCAGCGTTACATGGTTGACCTGATGAGAAAAGAAGACATTGCCGCCGAAGCTGGTTGCAGCAAGGCAAATATTGACCGCTTATTAGCCAAATGGGGGATCAGGCGCGGAAGCGCGCGGATCTCCGCTACCCCAGCCTGGAATCGTGGCAAAAACAAAAATAATGACGAACGTATGAAGCGTCTCTCCGAAGCCCGGACTGGCACTGGCAACCCTATGTATGGGAAAACCTCGTGGAATGCCGGTCTGCGTGCTGATATCGATGAGCGAGTGGCCACCGTTTCGAAAAAGCTAACCGGCAGAACAATCCGCGCGGAGACGAAGGAAAAGCTGGCGGCTGCCAAACGCGGAAAGATCGGAGAAGAAGCGAACAACTACAAAGGTGGCATCATCGTAAAAACCAACGGCTACATGATGCAGCTGGTTGGTAACAATGGCGTTTCGCAATACGAATACGTTCATCGATTGATAGCGAAAGAACGTCTCGGTCGGGAGCTACGTGACGATGAACATGTCCACCATATTAACCGCGATACGATAGATAACGCCCCTGGGAATCTTGTAGCACTTCCAGAAGACGCCCACATTCGCCTGCATAGTGAAATGCGTGAAGAGATATGGAGCTGGGAGCGCCAACGGAACTGGCTGGCCTCCAATGGGTATGAGTTCGTGAAGATTGATGAGGTGACTGCATGAAAATTACCGGTGTTGTCGAAGAGAGCAATGGCCTGACGCACGAACGAGCCGAAGAAATCTGGAATATGTTTGAGAAATCCGGCGCGTATGCCTTCAACAAATCACACTCTGTTGCTTACTCCTTAATCAGTTATCAATCTATGTGGTTGAAAACTCATTATCCCGCAGAGTTTTTCGCTGCTGCTCTCACTATTCTTGGCGAAGATAAACACCAGGGGCTGGTTAAAGATGCGCTGACCTATGGCATTCGCGTATTGCCACCAGACGTTAACGTGTCATCTAACCGAATCGAGATCCGCACGCTTGAAGATGGCAGCCAGGTGCTGTATGCGCCCTTCTCTGCTGTGAAGGGGTGTTCTGAGAATGGCTGCCAAGCCATCATGAGAGCGCGAGAAAAAGTTGGCGGCAAATTCGAGTCACTGGCGCAATTCGAAGAAGCTGTCGAGAAACGTGCCTGTAATAGTCGAGTGCGCGAATCGCTGCAAAAAGTAGGGGCGTTTGCATCCATCGAGCCAGGCAGTCTGCCAGCAACTGATCCAGAGCGCCTACGCGACCAGGCTGAATTGATGGGAAACCTTGTCATAGACGCAGTTAAAGCCTCACGTCCGTTTGAGATGAACCCCAAACGTTCGGCTGAAATTAACGTACTCATGACGCGGATGGCGGCTGAAATGGGCTTAGGTGATGAACTAATCCGCCCCAGCATTGGTATTAAGCCGAAAATCATGATCATTCTGGACAATGCGAACGGCAATGATGCTCGAACCGGTTACTTTATGGAGAACGGATACGACGACTTTAAGGCCAAGCTATTGACGGCTGGAGATTTACGCATGGGCGATCTCTATGTCACAGGTGTTTGCAAGAAGGTTAAAGACAAAGAAAAAGACTACACCAAAGACGAGATCGGCCAGTTCACCGACTTTATGCGTGAAGAGATCAATCTGGTGCGTCCGACCTATGTGCTGACGTGTGGCAGCCGGGCAACTTCATTGTTTAACAACAAAAACAAGCCATCCGATTTGGTCGGCAGGAAGGAGTATCTTCCAGACCTTGACGTTACTGTCTTTTACGGGTTTAACCCCAACATTCTTTACTTCAGACCTGAAGAGGGAGAACGACTAGAAGCGATATTAGCCGACGTAGCAGAAACTATTAAGACGTGATCCAATAAACATGGCCATAAAGGCCATGTTTTCCCTTATCCCCTCACCCCCCCTATCTTCAAGCTCATTGCCTCATCATTACAATGATATAATCAATACAAAATGATAAGTGATAAGGAAATGTGCATGATCGCCGATATTTACGAGAAAATAATGTCTGATCTCGAGTTTGACCGAGACAATCTGGAGGAAGTCTGGCGTAGACAACCCCGCCTTTTAATGGAGTATGGCTCAAAACTCGCTCATGCAGAAAGAAGTGTCGCAGAGGCAAAACTTAACCTTGAAGCTGTTGAAGCAAAGCTATACGACACAGAGCGTAAGAACTTGAGTATGAACGGCATTAAGTTCAACGAATCTGTACTGGACGCTAAGGTTAAAACAAACCCACAGTATCTGTCTAAAAGGCAGAAGTTGGATGAAGCACGGCACATCGCAGACATATACAAACATGCTGTCGCCGCCTTTTCGCATCGCCGAGACATGATCGTTCAGGCGTCAAAGATGGCCATCGTTGAATTAGAGCGATTAGGCTCTGAACGCTTTATTACTCCCCGTTGATTTTTGATAGATAATAAGTAAGTACTGATCTATCATTTAACAGCTCGAAAGAGCCACGAATGAACGAAAGCCCAACGCGCATAGCGCCATCGGCCAAATCACAACAAGGAGAAACACATGTCTAAGACATTACTTGATTTGCTTAACAAAACTCGTGAAGACATTGCCGCCAAACGTGGTAACAACGTTGATCTGACTCGCTTAAAAGACGGCGTCAACTATATCCGCATCTTCCCGAATAAAGACGACCCAAACGGTAAGTTCTTCCAGACTTTCGGTATGCACTACGTTAAGTATCAGAACGAGGAAGGTAAAGAAGCAACCAACGCTTATATTTGTGAGCAACATACTCACGGTCGCGCTTGTCAGCTATGCGAAATGGTGATGGAAGGTCGCGCTCGTCACAAGGGTAACAAAGCAATGGAAGAACGCATCGGTCAAATGCGTGCCACTCCTCGCTACCTGGTCAACGGCATTCTTTCTGCTCGTGAGGATTTCGCAGATGCTGAGAAATGCCAGTTAATCGAGCTGCCGTCTACTGTATTCGATGATATCTGCAAAGCAATCACCGAAGACATCGCTGATGATATCGGCAATCCACTGAGCAAAGAGGAAGGCTACGCATTCCTGATTAAACGTACTGGCTCTGGTCGCGATACCAAATATGACGTCTCGCCTAAGCGTAAAGTCTACAAAGGCGATATCGAAGATAAATTCTGGAACACCCAGCATGATCTGATCGCATACGCAAATCAGGCTGATGAAACTCGTCTTCTGTCGACAGTTCGCACTATGGGTCGTCTGATTGGCATCGCTGCACCAACTGCCGCAGCATCTGCACCAGCAATTTCCTCAACCGCGAAAACATCGGCTGCGGCACTACCTGGATTTGGCTCTGTCACTGGTCATACGGAGGGTGCGACTGCTGTAGCTACCGCTCATACCCCAGCTTCTGAACCAACCAGTCTGGTTGATGAAGAAATCCTCCGTGCCGTTGAAACTGAATTTAAACCAGAAGCAAGTCCCGCTGCCGTTGCAGTATCAGTCAAAGAGTCTGAAGCAGTCGCAGCGACATCTGTAGCAGCCGCATCTGCGACGGAAGATGAAGGTCTGGATGACCTACTGAGAGAGCTGGACTCTCTGTAATCCCATTACGTGACCAGTAAGGCGTCTACGGACGCCTTACTTTTTGGAAGGAATGTACCGGTGAATTATCTCTTCGTAGATGGCAATAGCCTGGGTTATTACCACCAACAATCTGACAAATTGCACAACGGCGAAATGGAAGTACAGGCTGCTTTCGGCTTTGTTAAGAACGTCCGTCGTTATGCCTCCATCCTCCATGCCCGACCTATGATTCTTTGGGATGGATTTAGTGACAAGCGTCGCGACTTTTACCCGGACTACAAAGCAAATCGCGACGACGATCCTGATATGAAAAAGATGAAGGAAGGCTTTGCTATCCAGAAGCCATACATCCTCAAAATGATGACCGCGCTTGGAGTTACCCAACTCATTGCAAAAGATGCAGAAGCGGATGATCTGGCCGGGCTGCTGGTAGCCAGCATTGCACCGCAGCCAATCGTTGAACACATCTATCTGTGAAGTGGTCAACAAAAACTGGCCACCGAGTTAGAGTTTTTTCCAGTATCGATTTTCCGATTCGTTTGGTGGTAAC